TATAGAAATGGAATTTGGGACGGATTTGAAAAGTTTTATGAAGTTAAAAATGGTTATCTTCTTGTTCAGACAGGTTTAATATATCTTTTAAAAGACTATTGTAAACAAAGAAATTATAATTTCGAAATTGTTAATCCTTTAGAATACCCTTATGACAAGAATGAGATAGATGAGTTTATATTATCGCTAAATTTACCATACAAATTAAGAGAATACCAAAGAAAGGCAATTCATATGTCACTTGGTGTGGGAAGAGGTATTTTCTCCTTATCGACAGGTGCTGGAAAAAGTATTATTCAAACTATTGTTTCTATGTACCTATTTATTAAGAAAGGTTTAAAGGTTTGTCTGGTTGTTCCAAATGTAGGTTTAGTTGAGCAATTTTATTCTGATATGGGCGAGTATTTAGAAAATTCACCTTATGATGTCGCCGAATATGTTCACAGAATCTATGCTGGGAAATTGAAGCATTTTGAATCTCCAATAACTATCACAACTTGGCAAAGTCAATTAGATACTCTAAAGGATGGGACAAGATGTGTTTATTCCGACGAACCTGATTTAACTGAGATTGAGGGTCAAAAAGTTCTTGAAGTGAAAAGAAAAAACAAAACCTTTGAATATAAGATATCAGGAAATCCTTTTGAAGAAATAGGGGTATTGATTGTTGATGAGGTTCAAAAAGCAAAAAATTATGAAAGTTTTTTGAATGAAATCATCACTCCAAATACTCCGCACACTAAGTATAAGATGGGATTTACTGGATCAGTTCCAAAAGGAAAGGTTGCTGAATTAACATTGAATGCTGGTTTTGGAAAAATTTATAAAATCATAACTGCTAAACAATTAATTGATTTAGGATTTGGAACACCAATAGAAATAAATTTACTTTTTTGTACTTATAATCAAGCGATTAATAAAGCAGTTAGAAAAATGAATTACAATCAAGAGAAAAAGTTTTTTCAAGTTTATTCAAAACGAAATAAATTTATTAGAAATCTTACTGAAAAAGTGACTAATGAATACGGAAACTCTCTAGTGTTATTTGAGAATATTTCGCATGGTTACGACCTCGTAAATGAATTCTTGGGAGGGAAGGAGAAAAACAGTTTCTTTCTTCCAGTGATAACTAAAAAGAGATTAGAAGATTCTGTTCATAATGATTGTACGATTTATGTAAATGCATTAACTGAAAAGATCCAAAAAACTATTAAGACATTTAATACTAAAAGCGAATATCAAGTTCAAATCAAAACTCTTGAGGATGCAAATATATTTTTTGTTTATGGTGAGGTAGATGCTGAAATCAGAGAAGAAATTAGAAAGAAAGTTGAGACAAAAGACAAAGCGATTATTGTTGCTAATTATCAAACTTTTTCAACTGGAATAAATATCAAAAGATTACATAATCTTATTCTAACAGCAAGCACTAAGTCTTTTGAGACTCTCATCCAAAGTATGGGTAGAACAATCAGACAACACGAAGACAAAGATAAAGTTAGAATATATGATTTGATTGACGATTGCTCAAATGGATTCAAAGAGAATTATCTAAAGAAACATTTCAATGAAAGGTTAGCATTTTATATTGAAGAAGAACATCCAATAGTTGAAAAACATATTAAACTATCAGAAGACGAACTTCAAAGTGAATTATTTTGTGACTATTTTTTATATTCTGTTTCAAATAAAAAAGATTTAGAAAAATATACATTCCAAATGTATCTAAATGAATACAAACAAGGTAAACACAATAAACAAGAATTATCAATAGAGGGAATATTTTAAAAATTCCCTCTAAATTCTTTTTAACAAATCATAAAAAATATAGTATAATTATAATATATAAAGGTTAAACAGAATTAATAAAGTTGATTTTGTTTAGTCTTTTCTGTTTAAGAAGGACTTAAAATAAAAACCTCGGAGAAAATATGACAAGTAAAAATACAAGAACTGTGATTAAATCATTTTTGTTTAATCCAGCAGTGAAATTTCAATATCCAATGACTTCAATCTTAAATGCTGAAAGAAGTTTAATTGCTTTTATTGATATGGAAAAATTAGGTGAAGAACAATTTAGTGATTTTGGGATTGCTAAGACTGATACATTATTATCTGTTATTGATGCTATTACTGAATCAACTGTAACTATTGAAAACGATAAAGACCCTGAAAATATCACAATTAAAAATAGTAAAACGACTCAGAAAATTAGAAAGTCGTCTCCTGACTTATTTCAAGAAGCAAAAGCAGAAACTATTTCAATGATTAGAGGCAGTTTTGATACTGTAATTGAAATTGATTTAATGAAAGAAGATTTGAAAGATTTAGTTCAAATTTCAAGAATGTTGAGTCTTGACACATTAGTGCTTAAAGATAACAAAATGGTTTCTGGTAGAGCATCAGGCAATGATATGGAAGATGAAAATATCACTGAAATAGAAGGTAAATTTGATTCTGATAATGGTTCATTTAAGTTAGATTTAACTAATCTTGCTAAACTTCCTCAAATGGATTATAAATTAACAGTGTATCATAGAGCAGATGATAATATCAAAGTTGCTTTTTTAGAACCAGACACTACTGGAGTTCTTGTAGTTGTCTCTGAGAAACTTTAAATAGTATTAGGATTAAGGGAAATGTCCCATCCTAAAACCTCGTAGGAATTAATTCCTACTTAACTGAAAATAAATAAAAATTAACTGAAAATAAAAGGAAAAATATGTTAAACTTAAATTTCGATGATATGATGAAAAATGCTGAGAGTCTTGGATTTGGTCCAAACAAAAATAACTACAATGATGAAAGATTTTGGAAAATTAGTAGAAATGATAAAGAAGAAGGTCTTGCAAAAATTCGTATAATCCCTTCATTCGTTCAAGGTAAATTACTTCCGTTCGTAAAAGTTATGGAACACAATATCAATATCCAAGTTGGCGATAAGAAAAAATTCTACTCAAAAGAATCTCCAAGTTCAATCAAACTGCCTTGTGCTGTTTCTGATCTTTATAGAGAGTTAGGTAAATTTGGAACTGAACCTGCACTTGAACTTCAAGAAAAAATTAGAAGAAGTACAAAATTCATTGCTAATATTTATATCGTTACTGACCCATTAAAAACTGATAATAATGGAAAATTTAAACTTTGGAAATATGGTACAAAATTATCTGATAAATTCTTAGGCGCGGCGAACCCTTCTGCTGAAGATATTGCAATGGGTACAAAACCTGTAAATGTTCTTGATCCAATCAATGGTTCAAATATCACACTTAAACAAAAGAAATCTGCTGGATTCTTTAATTATGACGATACTGTAATTGATGCTCCGTCTCCTGTGAAAGATTTTGCTGATAGCGAAGAAATGGTTAAATGGGTTAAAGATAACTCTATTGATTTAACTGAATGGTCTAAAGAAGAACATTATATAACTTACCAAAAACAAATTGATGAGTTAAAAAGACTTTTTGAAGGAACTCCATACGAAGATTTACTAAAAGGTCTTGGTTCATTTATCTATGCTGGAGCAACTCCAAATCAGTCACAAGCAAATCAAGCAAGTTCAACTCCTGCTCAAAAACCAGAGACTTCTGCTGGTATGCCGGAAATGACTGATACTGATATACCTACATCTAACGAAACACCTTCTCAAGAAACATCTGCTGGCGTTGACGATAGTGAACTTTCATTCTTAAATGGTCTTTAGACCATTTAAGTAAAATATAAGGAATAAATATGGTCTTACTAGATTTCTCTCACCTTAGTTACAGAAACTTACACACTTGTATATATTCTGCTCGTCCTAAAAAAATCAACAAAAAATATGTTACCAAAGATTATATCGCATTATATTTTATGCAAATGTTATACTCTCTACGAAAACTTGAAAATGACTTCTCTGAATATCAAAATGTCGTGCTGTTATATGATTCAAAAAATAACTGGAGAAAGGAAGTTCTAGCAAAAGACTATAAAGGTCAACGAAAGCAAGAGCGAAAAGAATCTGAAATAAATTTTGAAGAGTTTTTCGCTTATAATGAAGAGTTTAAAAACTTCTTAACTGGACTTGGTTATAAAACACTTGAAATTGATTATGTCGAAGCAGATGATAGTGCTTATGTATTATCGCACTTAACTAATGAAAAAACTTTATTGGTTTCTGAAGATAAAGATTGGGTTCAACATATGATTGACTCTAATGTCGATTTATATAAACCTGTTAAAAAACAATTCGTTAGTAATCAGACTGTTGATAAGGATGCTTTAAGAAAAGAAAGAGCAGTACACATTTTAATCGGGGATGCT